AACCATCATTTAACTATTCACTTCGTGAGGATGCAATTGGGGAGATGTTTGTTAATTTGAGGTTGGATATAAAGGAAATAGAACAAGGTTGGTTAAAGAATGCAATCGTATCATCTGTTAATGATGTGGCCAATCGTTGGGAGGTTGACGCAATCTTTAATAAACGTGAAGAATTTGAAGCCGCTATCATAACAGAATGTAATAAGAGGGTTTCTAAATGGTTTACTGTCTCCCAATTAAGGACAAACATTATACCTCCAATGTCGTTACAAAAAGCAATTGAAGGGAAAACACAGGCGGTACAAGAGGCACAAGCAGCACAACAAAGAACGTTAGTTGCACAGGCAGAAGCATTAGAGAAAATAGCGATTGCAAAAGGTGATAGTGCTAAAGTAATTATTGATGCACAGGCACTTGCATTGGCAATGAAATTGAAACAGAGGGAAATCACACCTTTGTATATTGAATACTTGAAAGCACAAGCATGGGATGGTAAGTTACCAACTACTGTTACCAGTGGTTCAGGAACATTCCTAAACATTAAGTAATAAATAATGGGGGTGAGTCGTTAACATCACTCCCTTTTTAATATAGTCAGGTGGCGGAATTGGTAGACGCTAAGTTATATACAATCTTATTAGAGTTCCTTACTACCTAAATTGGTGCTGCATGCTAGGCGGTTTAGGTACTAAAAGGGAAACAAGGCATGATAAAACATGGAACTCATACAGGTTCGATTCCTGTCCTGACTACAAATATTATAAATATGTATTACATTGATGAAAAAGGTAGATTAATCTACGAATCGTGTGGAATGAAATCAGAAGTGATTGGATTTGATTATGACGGTCAATTCAATATTATACTTCTTTGGGAATAAAATTTAGTCAGGTGGCGGAATGGTAGACGCATGAATAAAGGTTAATAGTAAAGATAACGTGAGTAACCTCGAAAGACCCGTTAAGACTGCTCATAAGTTATCATACAGGTTCGAATCCTGTCCTGACTACAAAAAATAAAAATTATGAATGAATTAGAACAATGGTGTAATGAAAATGGTTACTATATAGGGGAATATTGGTTTCCGAATCGTTAAATAAAATAGTCAGGTAGCTCAGTGGTTAAGAGCAGGTGGTGCGGGAAATGTATTGATACCCAATCTATCGGACACAACTAATACAAGTAAAGTGTAAACACAGGTTCGAATCCTGTTCTGACTACAAAACAAATAGTTATGAAAAAGGTATTTTATACAACAGTATTAACGGTTTTATTCCTTTCTTGTAAAGGTAAAACTTATAAGTACAAAATTGAAGGTCAAGTTCCTGTCATGATCGAAAGACAAGTTGATTGGAATGAAGTAAATGTAACACAAGAACTTCGACCAGCAGTTGCATATACTGATACGATATACGGTATGAACAAGGATTCTGTCTGGTATTATAATTCAGACGGAACTAAATTAACCATATTTAAACCGTATGTTATAAGTTTATTGAAATAATATATATCGGGGTAGATCAGTGGTATATCTAGATCCTCATAATATCTAAGTCGTAGGTTAGAGTTCTACTCTGACTACAAAAAATAAAATAAATGGAAAATAATTTAGAATATTGGTTTTGTAAAATAGGTCCTATTGACAGAAGTAAAGTACCTTTTGGTGGTGATTATCCATTGAGAAGTGTTGTTGAGGATCAGTTTATTAATATGTTTGGTGAACAAGCAAAAACCTGTGGTAGTGGTTGGGGGTTAAAAGAAGAAATGAAAACACGATTAGATATTATTTCTCTTTTACCAATAACAGATCCAGAAACATTACAGAAGATTGATGATATATTATCAAAAAGGAAATAAAAAAAATGTTTAAAAAATAATTGACATTTTAGTCTTTTATATTTAACTTTGAAAAAGAAGATTAGTTCATTGACATATTGGTTATAAAGAATATTGTGTTGTTCTTGTGAGAAAGGAATTAAACGTAATAAATAATGTAAATGTAGAATTAACATTACAACACAGAGGACTTCTCATCCTCATAAGCTCGGATGGTGGAATCGGTAGACACGCCAGACTTAAAATCTTGTGGGCAATTGCCCGTTCGGGTTCAAGTCCCGATTCGAGTACAAAAGATGATACAAAGCGTAGAATGGTAAGCGTGGAGAGACGTGACGCAAAGGTACACACTAAGGAAAGGTATTCGATCTTAATTGTATTGATGTAACAACCCGACTCTCTAATGGTGTGTGAAGCTCATATACGCTAATGACAATAGTATAGAAATTATAGGAAGTGTTTATGGTTATAGCCAGATTCCTGATAAAGCCATTTATCATCTTTTATTTGCACCCGTAGCTCAGCTGGATAGAGCAATTCACTTCTAATGAATAGGTCCCAGGTTCGAATCCTGGCGGGTGTACAACAGAACGGAGTAGATTCCTTATAGAATCGAAAGGAGATGTAGTATGGTTGGGTGGCGGAATGGTAGACGCTTATTGACACGCACGGCAGCCGAAACGTAAAATCGATCAATGGTTAGGCAATGCAAATGATGAAGAACACTACCTCACGGTGCGTAGGTAAATTTCAAAGTGTTTATGTAGGTTCGAATCCTACCCCAACCACGTAACGGTTATGAGATTCCGAAAATTAAAAATCTCAAATTGGTTTATTAGTGTAGTGGCTAACATACATCCCTGTCACGGATGTGCCGAGAGTTCGATTCTCTCATAGACCGCAGGGAGTGTTCTCAGTAGAGTTCAGTTTGAGAGAAGATGTATCACGCACTTAAAAAAGGGGATACAAAGTGTCAAACCGTTTATTCAGTTTAAGGGCGATAAAAACTGACGTTTTGTAGAGATAGTTTAATGTGAAAAACTTACACTCGTGATGTTAGAGGGTCTGATCACTCCTTTCACGTAAAAGTGACAATCGAACCCAAAGGTTGTCACAATTTGCTCCCATCGTCTAACGGTTAGGACATCAGGTTTTCATCCTGAAAATCGGAGTTCGATTCTCCGTGGGAGTACCAAAGTGGGTAAGAGCGTAATGAGGCACGGTGCCGAGTCCCGTAAAAAGGTTGTTCATTGTGGGTTCGAATCCCACCTTACCTATTTGATTACACATAAACTTAGGTACCCATACAGCGATGAGTATCGGGCTAAGTTATATACAATTCCTCGGAGCTGGGAGTAGAATGCCTAAGAGTGTGTTTTTATAGTCAGGTGGCGGAATGGTAGACGCAAAGACCACGTAAATCCATGGGTTGTGGAGGTACTGAAAAAATTACCATACAGGTTCAAATCCTGTCCTGACTACAAGCGGTTACCTGACTCCGATAGGACGGTAAAGCTCATTGGGATGTCGGAAGTCCACGAATGAGGGCGTAAGCAACAAAAAACTTACAATGGCGGAGTGCCAAATACACTAGAAACGAGTCCTTGGGTGATCAATGGATAGTCTGAAATCTCCGCTAATTGGTCCTTTAGCTCATTCGGTTAGAGCAACTGACTCATAATCAGTAGGTGGTTGGTTCGATTCCAACAAGGACCACATAAACAATTAAAATACTGATAGTGGTTTTCCCCACTCAACGGATGTCGACAATCCAGAGTGGATCAGGAATTCATCACCCCCTGAAAAGGACAGTGCCGAGGCCTCGTAAAACTACGATTAAGCACTTAAGATTGGAGCGAGACGGGTACTTCATCACTATCACCTTATTTATAACCAATATAAATAACCAAAAAATTTGGCAGATTGAAGTATTATATATATCTTTGATAAAATAAAACAAATGACTATGGGTGTAAAAGTTTCTAAAATGGTTATGGTAAAGTACCAAATCCTAAAAAACGGAGTTAAGAGAGGTGAACTATCTATCGAAGATATCGATAAAGTTACTAGAGAACTTTTAGATTATCTAGCTGAAATGACTGATCGTGGAATAACTGAAATTGGTGATGAAACAGTTGATCAATACAAAGAAAGAGTTTGGAATCTCATTGAGAGAGTTGGATTATTACCTGAATAGTTATGCCTCAGATATATAAAGTTGGTGGTTGTGTAAGAGATAGTATCTTAGGTGTTGAATCTAAAGATATTGACTTCACATTTGTACTCGACAACATAGATAGAACAGTAGATGAAGGTTTCGAAATAATGAAACAATGGATGGAACATAAAGAGTTTACTATATTCCTTTCTACTCCAGAGATGTTCACTATCAGAGCTAAATTTCCTAAAGGTGATGTTAACGAAGGATTAGTTGCGGACTTTGTTCTCGCAAGAAAAGAGGTCGGTTACAAAGAAGGGACTAGACAACCTATTTTAGAATTAGGGACATTAGAAGATGATCTAATTAGAAGAGATTTCACATTGAATTCGATGGCGGAAGATGAAAATGGGAATCTAATTGATTTATTTGGTGGACTCAAGGATCTTGAAGATGGAATTTTGAGAACTCCATTAAACCCAGAAATAACAATGATGGATGATCCGTTGAGAATATTGAGAGCTTTAAGATTCTCAGTAACAAAAGGATTTACGATTAGTTTAAAAATATGGGACGCGATGGCTCAACCTGAAATCTTAGAGAAATTAAAAACAACTGTTTCAGTTGAAAGAATGAGAGAAGAAATCTTTAAGATGATGAAACATAATACCCCACTATCTTTAAGATTACTTCATACCGTTGAAGAATCTTACATACCTGGATTTTTGGATTTAGTATTCTCAAAAGGAATGTGGTTGAAACCTACTAACGAATTATAAACTATTGATTTTAATAAAAATTATCATTAAATTTAAAAAAAAACATTATGAAATTTAAAGATGTAACAGAAAAAGACATAGAACATGCTTATTCCATCTACACTGACAAAAACTTAAAGTGGGATGAGAGAATGTCAATTCTAATTGAGTATTTCGATAGATCGGAAAGGACTATAAGAAAATGGTGTTCGGAGAAATTTAATTTCAAAGAGAAAGTAGATAAAGAGTCGGAACAATTTGAGGCTGCCAAATTAAAAAAGTATGATAAAGATAAAAAGATATTTTTAATTACTTGGGCACAAAATAATACACCTGTCCATAACGGATTACTCACCAATATGGAGGCATACGCAAATCATTTGGGTGCTGATATACATGTTATTGCGGGTAGATATAAAAATCCGACATCTGTATGGACTAGTAATCAAGAAAATAACGAATTTTGGGATAGTAAGATAGTTAAGTACTTAGATGCTAATAGACATGATATACATAAATATGTTTCTATTCTATCAGATGTTAAAATACAACCAACCGCAGTCGATCCTATGACAGGATTACAAGGTTTGAGTGGAATTAATTCTTGTATTTTTGGTTCACCAAAGGTACATATGGAGACAATACCTGTTTTAGTTAAACAAAAACCTAAGATGATGTTAACGACAGGATCGATAACTAAAAAGAATTACACTGATTCTAAATCAGGTAAGAAAGGTGAATTCCATCATACTTTTGGTTTTGTTATTGTGGAAATTAAAGATGAAGATACATTTTTTGTCAGACAAGTAACTGCCGATGATAAGAGTGGTAATTTTTCAGACTTATATAATAGAGTAGAAAAAGGTGTTGTCAATAAAAATTCATCCGTATCTGCGATAATTTTAGGTGACCTACACTACGGACATCACGATGAAGATGTATTAGAATCTACATTTGATTTAATGGTAGATTTAGTCCCTAAACATGTTATTCTACATGATGTATTTGATGGAGACTCTATAAGTCACCACCAGATGAAAGATCCATTTGTACAATATGGTAAAGAAATGAATGGAACTAATGATTTAGGTAAAGAAATATTCACTATGATGGATCAACTAGATAGATTTAGTGATTTTGAAAATGTGGTTATAGTTAGGTCAAATCATGATGACTTTGTAGATAGATGGTTAAAAAATGAGGATTGGAAAAAACAACCTACATTTAAAAACGCACCATTGTATATGGATTTAAGTTCCAGACTTTTAAAACAATACGGTGAAAATCCTAGTGACGTTAAAGGTGTAATACCTGACATCATCAATGAGAGATACCCTAAATTTATTACATTAGGTAGAAATGATTCTTACAAAGTGAAGAATTGGGAACTAGGTCAACATGGTGACGTTGGATCTAATGGTAGTAGAGGTTCTTTACAACAATTTCGTAAATTGAATACTAAAATTGTTGTTGGACATTATCACTCACCAGGACGTAAAGATGGGGCATTGGCAGTAGGTACGAGTACAAAACTAAGAGTTGGGTATAATAATGGTCCTAGTGGTTGGTTACAGACACATGTTATCATCCATAATGATGGTAGGGCACAACATATCATCTTTAGTAGAGATAAAAATAATAAAATAGATTTTACTACCTTACCACTTTAACACAAATAAATGTATATTAAAATGAAAAGTTTACAAGTATTAACTATTATTTTAGTAACTTCACTAATATATGGTATAATTTTATATCTAATAATCGAAGATAGTAAAAAATGTGATCAACACGTTGTTTTCACTGATGGAACGGAAATGGATTGCACTGAAGTAAGTAGTAGTGATAGTGGTATTAGTACTATCAAATCATGTGATAAATCATGGATAAAAGTTCCTACACAAAGAATAAAAGTAATCACAGAACTAAATGATAGAGATTAGGAAGATAAAAAATATTATATTTGTATTATGAATGAAATTTTAAATGAATATTTTGAAAAGGGTTTATTACATAAACAAGTTCACCCTACTTTGGATATAACTATTTGGAACTATAGTGAAAAAGTACAATATGAATCTTTATGGGATAAGATAACTCTGATGTGTAGGGGTTTGGTAACAAATTCTAATGGGGATATTGTTGGTAGACCATTTAAAAAATTCTTTAATATGGAAGAAGGTAAACATACTACCACATCTGAATTTGACGTTTATGATAAAATGGATGGTTCATTAGGAATTCTATTTCATTATGGTGATCAATGGGTATTGGCAACTAGAGGTTCATTCACTTCCGAACAATCTATAAAGGGTTTTGATTTATTACAAAAATATGATTACGATAAGTTACATAAAGATTATACTTATTTATTTGAAATCATATACGATGATAATAGAATAGTAGTGCAGTATGATTTTGAGGATGTAGTCTTATTAGGTATGATAAATACTAAAACCGAAAATGAGGTTGACTTATATAGTGAAGGTGTAGATCTAAGATTAAAAAATTTAATTCGTAATATAGGTTTTAGAGTAGTTAAAAAATATGATGGTATATCTGATTTCACTACCTTAAAAAATATAATAAAAGATGATGAAGAGGGTTATGTAGTTAAATTTTCTAATGGTGACAGAATGAAGATAAAGGGTGAAGAATATCTCAGATTACATAAAATAATGACAAATATATCAACTACAACTGTATGGGAAATTTTATCTAGTGGTGGTAAAATAGAAGATTTTCTTAAAGATGTTCCTGATGAATTTTATGGTAAGATTAAAACTTACGCCAGTAGTTTGGGGTATCATTGGTACCAATACTATAACCAACTAGGTAAAACTTATGATTATTTTAGATTTGGTAAATACGGTGATATAGAAGTAGAACCAACTAAGAAAGAATTTGCGGAACATATTAAGAACCACCATCCAATTGCAAAGGCAATTATGTTTGCGATGTGGGATGGTAAAGATTATGATAAAATTATATGGAGTGCTTTAAAACCAAAATTTAGGAAACTATGAAAAGAAATATAAGTGAAAATCCAGAAAGATGGGTAGTATTAAAACTACCAAACAATTACTATAAAGTTTTTGGAACTTGGGCTGGTGGATATTTAACTAGTGATAGATGGAAGTTGAACTCTGGAATAGAAAAGGTTGAACAAGATGATGATTACTATTATTTTATTGGATTTAGTGGTAGTTGTTATAAGTGTAATAAAAAAGGATATGGGGTTGCAACATCTTATGGGTTAGGAATTTTGGATAAAATAATTGAACAAGGGGAGGTTGAATTAATGGAAGATATTGGAGATTGGTTAAATTTAGTAATAAAAAATACATAAATTTACAAATAATGATAGATAACATAGAATTAATAAAAACACTATTACATTTCACTGATAAAGGTGATTTTTATATGTTATATGTTTTTAAACGTAAAAAGGATCAACCTGAAGGGGAAAGAGATAATCATCAGTCAGTAAGAACAATTAAAACTTACTGTATAGAATCTATTGATCATCTTGAAAAGAGGTATGAAGAGATTAAACAACTTTGTGAAATGTTTAAGGCGAGGGCTTATATTCATGTTCAGAAACAAAATCATAAAGATGTTTCCCTTAATATGTTGGCAATACTAGCGGAACGTATTAGAGATGGTGTAGATAAACAGAAAGGTTTGTTCGATTCTGTTGTTGGTCAAATTAAAACTCAAGAAAAAAGGTGGATAGTCGATATTGACACTAAGGATATTCAAGAATTAAGAAATGTTCAGGTAACTATTAATAGATGTAAACCTGAAGGTCCTAAAACTAAATACGTTATTCCGACCAAAAATGGGTATCATCTAATTACTGATAAGTTTGATGTTAAAACATTTAAAGAGGAATACCCTAACTTAGACATCCAAAAGAAAAACCCAACCCTATTATTTTTACCAAATAGTTTGGAATATTAAAAAATTATAAATATATTTGTGAAATGAAATTAGTATTAGAAAAAGGGCAACGGTTATTTTTTACGAGTGATACACATTATAATCACGCAAATATTTGTTCTGCAACAACTGGTTGGGTTGGTGCAGAAAAGCTAACACGTAAGTTTAATTCACTCAATCATATGAATGACACATTAGTGAATAATATTAATGAGGTTGTTGGTGAAGATGATGTATTGATTCATTTGGGTGATTGGAGTTTTGGTGGATTTGAGAAAATAGAGGAATTTCGTAATAGAATAATCTGTAAGAATGTTCATTTAACTTATGGGAATCACGATCACCACATTCGCAAAAACAAAGAAGATATACAAGATATTTTTTCCTCAACACACGACTATTTGTTTTTAGATGTTCGTAGACCATCTATTTTGGGTAAGGGGTTGATGGACAAATACTCTTTTGTCTGTATGCACTATCCAATTGCATCTTGGGATAGTATGAATGATGGTACAATACATTTACATGGTCACGTACACCTACCAACTAATTTAAGATTGGGTGACGGTAAATCATTGGATGTGGGTGTAGATGGTAATAATCTATGTCCCTTATCTTTGGATGAAATTTTAACCATTGTTAAAAATCAACCAATTAAAAAATTATGTTTACCAAAAGATCATCACGAAAAAAGAATATAAATAAATAATAAATTATGAGTGAAAAAAGTTCATCAAGTGGAATAGGATTAGGTATGATTCTCTTCCTTATTTTTATGGTTTTAAAACTAACTAATCACATTGATTGGAGTTGGTGGTGGGTAACTGCACCATTGTGGATACCAGTATTACTTTTAATCGTTATTTTGGTAGTAACTTATTTGATATATAAAAGATGAAAAACCCAAATTTAGTAACAATAATCGTAGTTGTCATATGGTTTACTTTTATCGCTATTATAGCAATAGCCGTATCCTAATAAAAACTACCTAAATCAGAATAAAATGGATGATAAAATTTTATATATTGTAAGAGGAGTACCTGGTTCAGGTAAATCTACATTCGCCAAAAGATTAGTGGAACACGATTTTTTAGTTTGTGAGGCGGACAAATATTTTGTCGATAAAGAGACTGGAGAATATAATTTTGATTTTAGTAAAATCAAAGACGCACATAAATTCTGTCAGGATACAGTTGAAACATATATGAAGGATTCACTGATTAACGATAACTTCTACAGAGAGATTGCAGTTTCTAATACATTCACACAAGAATGGGAAATGGAACGTTATTATGAGTTGGCAAAACAGTATGATTATAAAGTGTTCTCAATTATTGTAGAGAATAGACACGAAGGTATAAATGAACATGGTGTTCCTGAAGACAAAATTCAAATAATGAAAGATAGGTTCGAAATAAAATTATAAAATACTTTACTATTTATTTTTTTATCATTATAATTTAAAAAAAATAAAATGATGACAGTAGAAAATGGTAAGGGTGTAGTAGTCCACTACACAGGAAGATTTGAGGACGGTACAGTATTCGACACTTCTTTAGCGGAAGGTAGAGAACCTTTAAATATAGTTTTAGGACAGGGTACATTAATCAATGGATTTGAAAAAGGTTTAGTTGGTTTAAATAAGGGAGATAAAAAAACTATCGAGATTGATCCTGAAGAAGGTTATGGTGAGTATCTTGATGGGTTAGTAACAATTATCCCTAATGACAGAGCACCTGAAGGAGTTAATGTAGGTGATTTCTTACAATCTACTGGAGATAAGGGTACAATAAACGTAGTTGTTACCGAAATTAATGAGGAAGGTGTTAAAATTGATGCCAACCATCCTATGGCAGGTAAAAAATTAATTTTTGACGTAGAGGTATTAGAAGTAAAATAAATATTATTTCAGAGGGGGATTTTTAATCCCCTTTTATATTTATAATATAATAATAATTAAATAAAATTTATAGATGGAATTAGAAACTATATTACAGTCAGAAAAACCTGTTTTGATTGATTTTTGGGCAGAATGGTGCGGACCTTGTAGGATGATGAATCCTATTATAGAAAGTTTTAAAAAAAATAATAGTGATATTGAAGTAGTAAAAATTAACATAGATGAGGATAGGAGTGTCGCCGCTCAATTTCAGATAAGGACTATACCTACCATAGTCTTAGTTAAAGAGGGTAAACAGATTTGGAGGAATAGTGGTGTTCTCAGTGAATCTGTCTTAAATAGTAAAATAAAAGAAATTTTATAATATCAAAACCCAACATTAGTTGGGTTTTTTGTTTTTAAAGATATTTATTATAATAACAATTTAAACGTTTTATTTTATGAGTAATAAAATTAAATTAATTATGAAAATATTTAAAGACATGCTTACAGAAAAAGGTATGTACTCTCAAAGTAGAGTATATCTGTTGTGGGCAATCATCGCATATTATATTACACTAGGTGTGTTAATGTTTAAGGGTGTTAGTAAAGAAAATACATTGGATTTAAATAAGTTCCAAATCATTATAGATGCCTTAGAATATGCAATGGTTTTATTTGCGGGATATACTTTTGGTGGTAAATTTTTAAATGTAATCGAAACAATTGGTTCATTAAGACATAAAAATAAAGAGGAGGAAAAAACTAATTGATGAAAATAGTTATTACAGAAAGTCAATATAGGAGATTAATAACTGAGGATAATAAATCTTTTCTTGATGGTATGGTAGATTTCCCTAACATAAAAAATGTTATTGATCCTTTTATCGCAAAAATATATGTAACATTAAAAAATGACGAATCACTTATACCTAATTTGAGTTATTTAAGTACTAATATCTCTAATGGTCCTTTTAAAAAAATTGTGAGGGAGATTATGACATTAACTGATTTTACTGAGGGAGAATGTGTAGTATTAACACATAACTATAGTAGTGTATATTGGGACGATATTGTTATGGCTTCTGAAACGGGAGATTGGAAATCTTTGATTGGCAAACCTTTAGAATTTTATGGTAAATTTAACTACCCTGCAACTGTTTACCACACAGGTACCGTAGGTGGTAGATCTACAGGTGACGCTTATGGTTATGCTAGAAATATAAAAGAATTTATTGGTAAAATTGGTGATGGTAATGTTGAAATTGAAGATAGAATGGGAAGAATTGATTCCGATGAAACTAATATTGACTGGGAGATTGACTGGGAGTTTACTAATGAATCATTTGGTGATGAAGAAATAGATTACAATGATATAGAGATAAAGATATGAGAATTAGATTAACAGAAAGTCAATTTAATAATTTACTTATGGAAACTATTATAGTTTCCAATGCTAAGGTTAGTGCGGTACCTATTAATTGGGGTGATCCAAAATACGGTAAATACTCTGGACAACTTAAAGTCGTATATAAAGATATGGTTTATTTTTATAAATTAAAGGTTGACACTTTATTTTATGATGGTGGAGTTTTGATTAAAAATTTATGGGAGACTGAAGATGGTTATGGGGTAAAAGATAGTACAGGTAAAACTTTTAATATTGATACGTCTCAAATGAATGATATAATTTCATTTATCAAAAAACAATTAAATACATTCACAATTAAATCATCTAGTGTAGATTTAACTTTAACAAAAACCGTTTAAGATGAAAATTAAATTAACTGAAGAACAATATAAAAAATTATTTAAAGAGGATACTGAATCATCGTCTGTTGGAGATTTAATTACCCCAAAAGTTATTAGAATTATGAGGGCGTTAAAAAATATTTATACTAATACTGATAAAACTATTGAAGATTTAATGTTTAATTGGGATTTGAGTGATGTTGATGCAACTACAATAGTACATAACTATGAAAAAACATTTAGAGATTTACCTAATGAGGAATATGAAACATTTTTAAATACCCCATTGGAATTTCAAGGTACTTACGTAATAAAGGCTAACTTACCAACTGTAATTACTGCTAGATCATTTTTAGATTATGAAATTACTGTTAGGGCTGGATCACGTCAAGAGGCGTTAAAAAATGTCATTTCTAAAATTAGAGATCGAAATTTTAATGATATAGAGTTAGTGGACACATACCCCAATCAGTTTCCTGATTTGGATTGGGATTTGGATGATGCAGAACTTGTGAGGGATATGGCTAGAGATACTTTAAATGATTTTTCAATTGATTGGACGCCAGATCAATATAAATCCTATATAAAATTAATAGAATGAAAGTTTTAATAACTGAAAACCAACTTAAAACTGTTTATCAAAAAATAGTTGATATCTCATTAAATAATTTAAGGGATAAGTGTGAACACGCTACAGAAGATGAGGATTGGGATTATGCTGATGAGGATGTTGATTGTGAAATATTGGATATAGTAGAAAATGTCGAAGTTGCAACTTCTTTTGATAATGAAATTGGTTTAATAATTTATATTGATTCTATTTTTGATAGTGCAGATGTAGGTAGTTTTTTCTATGATATAAAAGGGGAAATAATGGATATGACTGGAAATAAAAACATAAAAGTTAAATTGCTAAATGTTATTAACAATAAAGAAAGAAATTGGTGATGAAAATAATAATTACAGAAAGTCAATATAAAAAAATACTAATTAGGGAATTTGGTGAAACAATCAAAGATCCTAAAAGTTGGTATAAGAAAATACTTAAATGGGTTAATGGTGAACCTAAAAGACTTAGGTTTGATAGTAATGCATACGAAACAGTAGTGTATGATGATAATGATATCTATTTAGGGTACTATGATAAAGAAGGTGGGTACGGACTTGTCGTAACTGAATATGGTATCGGTATTGATGATTATACTGATGAAGAAATATTAGACGAGGAGGATGAAGGTGCACCTGCTGGTGGATCTTCTACTGTTTGGCCTCTTAAAGATGTAAATAGGGGAGTTGCGAATCCAATAGATAGCTCACCGTGGTCGGTTGAGCCTGCTAGAGGACCCGCAAATCAATTAACTTAATTAGTTACCACTATTATTTGACTGATTACTACTTTGAGTAGTACTTTGATTACTACTTTGAGTAGTACTTTGATTACTACTTTGAGTAGTAACCACTGGTTTTTTCTTTTTACAACCGCAACCCATTTGATTAAGTTTTTTTAAAATGTTATTATTATAAATATCAGTATTAATATTATTTTGTAAATAATAAATCAATAAAAATTTGGTTATTCGGAATCTATTCCATATATTTGTCTAAAAATAAGATATGAATTTAGATTTTTTAAAAGAAGTTTTGTCCCTACCATCAATATCTGGTGATGAAAGTATGGTTAGAGACTACATAATAGAGTTTGCAAAAACTAACGGTATAGAGTATTACACCGATAAAAAAGGTAATCTCTATCTTACTAAGGGTATGGTAACCTATCCGCAAGAACATTTCCCTTGTGTCGTTTCACATATGGATACAGTTCATAGATCACATATTACCTTAATTGAAAATAAAGAACGTCTAATCATTAAAGAAAATGACGATAATCTAATTGCCTTTCATCCCACTACAGAAATACAAACAGGTATTGGTGGGGATGATAAGTGTGGTGTCTTTGTTTGTTTAGAACTCTTCAATAAATTCGATAACTTAAAAGGGGCTTTCTTTGTTGAAGAAGAGATAGGTATGAAAGGTTCTAAAGAATCTGATGATGCCTTCTTTGATAATGTGGGGTACGCAATTCAGTTTGATGCACCATCTAGTAATTGGATAAGTGAAGTTTGTTGGGGAGTTAATCTTTTCGATTTAGATTTTAAGGATAAAATTAAGGCGACTTTAAACGAATCTGGTTATACTAAATTTAGTAATGATCCATTTACTGACGTTAATCAATTGGCAACTAAATACGACTTCAACTGTCTTAATTTGGGTTGTGGTTATTACAAACAACATACTAATCAAGAATATGTGGTTATCAGTGAAGTATCAGATTCTCTCATTGCAGGTGAAAAATTAATTTCTCATTTGGGTAACATAAAATATATCCATAAGAAAAAAACAATTACTGAAACATATAGTAATAGTTATTCACCATTTATAGGTGATGATGACGATGATGATGATGATGATGATTTCATCAATACCATATCAGATGAAATTGTAGATATGGTAGTTGATTTAATTACAATTGGTGCGAGTAGAAGAGAAATAACCAAAGAGGTGAAAAATTATTTAGAAGATATAATGTAATATGTTTGATTTTGATAAAATAGACAGGGGTAAAATTAGATTTTATTCTTTAATAGGTGTCATATGTTTTTGCCTATTTTTAACTATAATAATAATTTACCCAATAATATTGTATATTATTTTATTTTTAGGTATAACAATACCTTCCTTTTTTTTGTATAAGAACTATAAAAACAATAAAGATGATGAATAATGTTTTAGAGAAAAAATCTTTAGTTAGTGAGATACTAATTGAATTGAGTAAGTATGACAATATCCCTAGTAGTGGATTTTTGGCTGGTGGTGCAGTGGCGAATACTATCTTAAATATGGTTTGGGGTGGTAATTACCCTATAAACGATTTAGATATATTTATTGAGGATAAGGGATATGATAGTCCATCGTCAAATGCACCAGTTAGAACTAACTCATTGAACATTGAAGGTGATGGGTATATGGTTACTAAAATGGCGTATGATACTAACACCACATACCAAATAGTTAAAGTAGATAGAGATGGGTATCTGAATAACATTTATATTAGGAAGAATTCTTCACTGTCTTCACCCAAAACAGATTATGAATACATTTTAAATGGGTTCGATTTTAATTGTTGTCAAGTTGGTATTGATTTAACAACTAACATTCTTATATATACTGAGGACTTTAAAAGTTTTTTAGAAAATAAACAATTAGAGGTTACTGCGATATACACACCTGCACATACTGCAATAAGATTGTTTAAAAAGATGGACGAACTAAATTGTTTTTGTAATGTAGATTCGTGTATGGAGTTATTAAGTCAACCCTTAATAGTAGAGAATATTGTTAGAATGTCTAGACGTTCATTTGGAGTATATTTTGGTTCTAAGTATAAAGATATGTATATGAAATACTATTCTAAATTGAAGGAGTATTTCTCATTAATTAAGTACTTTGATCATAAGAAATCTACTTGGGCTTATAGATCCAATCCTAATGATGTAGTAATTCCTGAAAGTGTTAAGTGGTTAAACCCCAAATATACTATACCAACAGAGGTATTAGGTAATTGGGCGAAATATAATGATATTATATGGTCATTAACACCTAAAAAATATAATAAAAAGAATGAACTAATATTTGGTATTTTAGAACAATTATCATTTAACCCGTTAACATTTATGGGGGCATATAATTTAACTAAAAATGATATTAACAAAAAACAAAAGTTTAAGGCAGAATTGATATTAAAAAATAGTCATTTCTCTAAGATGCTTTGTCTAACAAATAACCAATACCATAATTGTGATTTTGATTTATCACATATACAATATATTGATAAAATGGTAGATTCTGAAAGATGGTTACTATATATCATTTTTAAATTTAAAATGAATGCTCAAGAATCCTATAATTTTGTAAAGAGTATTAATAAATTATTTAATTCAGATGGAGAATGGGTATCACCATTACTACAAAAATCATTATTAAGTAGGAATATTTTGATTAAACCTACATATGAAAATATGAAACAAGAATTAGATAAAGAAAAAGAAAAATATTCAGCCAATATAATTGAACCAATTGTTTTTGATGACTTAAACCTACCATATGATATAAAAATTAAGGAGTTAACTTCTGAGTTGAATATGAGATGGGCAGGTAATAAACTTAAGAACTGTATTAATAATGATGCTCAGAATTATAAATTGAAGATTGCAAGTGGTAAGACTAAAATATTTGTGATTATCACACCTAATAATATGTCAGCGTTGGAAATAGAATTAGAGGATAATCAGTTAATGTTTAGAATGATTCAGATATTATCGTATTGTAATAAAGAAACTACTGAATACCATAAGACTATTGGTAATCTATTGGTTAATAAAATAAATAAAAAGAGGTTTACTGATGGGTACGATAAAAAAATAAAATCTTTTGGGGATATAGAACTATTAAATAGGGGATTTTTAATATCATTAAAAGATGAAAGTAGTGAAAATAATACGACCTCAATTTTCCAGATAAATGCAGTACATAACCCTTACATCCGATTAGAAGAAGTACCTGAAGTAGAACAAGATATGATAGGAGAATACTGGGGTGTAGATGATTTACCAACAGAAGAGGTAGTTGAAAATAGAACTCCCATTATAAATATCAATAGACCATTTTAACCCTTTAAGATATTTATATCTAAATGGGTGAGAAATGAAAAATGAAGTTCAAAACGATAAAGCATTATTCTATTTAGGGAAAATAATGACAGAGGAATTAGAAGATAATTTTGATGTTATCTATGATAGTTATAAAATTAAGGCACAAAAAAAGGGGTTAGGTGGTGATATAAAGTTTGTTGAATCTTTAGATATGATATATATTTATGTAAAAATAATTTAAGAAATATTTTTATCAAATAAATATAATGCAGACCCACTTGTGGTGTTACTACCTATAATCTTTAATTCATCAATTAAGGACTTAAATTTAGATTCTTCTTCTCTTTGTTCTTCTATAAACCATTGGATGAAGTTTTCAGTTGTGAAATCCCCTAATTCTCTACAAGTTATGATAATTTTATGAAATGAATTAGTTATTTCTCTTTCGTTAAAAAGACTATCTTCAAATATCTTTAAGATGTTATCGAAATCTAAATCACTATCATCTAAAAACGTATTTGACGGAATAATTGGTTTTTCATCTCGTTCTAAAATGTAATCACATATCTTTAACATATGTTCTCTTTCTTCATTAGACTGTTCTCTAAAAAATTTAGATATACCTTTAAAACCTTTTGACTCACATAAAACCGATAGGTTTAAATAATAATGAGATGCTCTATTTTCGAACCATATTTGTTCGTTCAATAAATTTAAAACTCCTTTTTCCATTTAATCGTTATTTCTTTTTTTATTTTGAATGTACTGTGCCTTTTGTACTTGTTGTCTTTCTATAATAGACTTTTTTACGTACTCTTTTCTGTTTGTACATTCCTTCGCAATATTTGTTTTTATGAACTTTCCTTTAAGTTCTTTTAAGGCTCTTTCTATATTACCACCTTTGACATTAACAATTAACATAATAAAATATTTAATATTGTTTATTTTACTTATAAAAGTAATATTTATTAATATAAATGTAAATATTAAAAAAAATGAAATTAAGTAAACTTATAACTGAAAATACCATTTTACCAATACATAAAAGAGTTCTTAGGGCAATGACACTTTCTTTAGGTGAGACTGATGATGTTTCTGATATATGGGGATTTTTAACAAAAACTTTGAATATTGAGGATATGACACTAAAATTAGAATTGTTACATTTATTTGTAAACAATTTTAATGAAGATGGTAATTATGAAGGGGTTACAGATTCAGATTTAGATGATATTGATGACATTTCTAACTACTATGATGAACATGCAGCTTTGTCGGAGTGGGCAAATTTACCTCCTATTATGATAGAAGACACCGATGAAGAACACTATGGGTTAAAAGTTTTCCGTAATATAGAAGATGATGAAAAATTTGCAGTTGGGACAGATAGTGACGTTGCATCGGCAATGGAGAAGTATTTTGATGGATGGGTAGACAATCAAGGTGGGTATGATAATATCGATATATCACTAATTGAAGACTATATCGAACTTAATGATTATAGTCTTAGTCATTTCGCATCTGAAGAAGCAAATTATAGGGTAGATGATATGGATGATGATGATATAATTTCTGAAGCAGGATACGATAAAGATGAATTTGAGGAACAAATAAGTAATATCGAATATAGAATTGAGGAGATTGAATCAGAAATATCTGATTTAGACGATGAGATGAGTGATCTAGAAGAAGATAATGAAGAGGGTGAAAACGATTCAGCTATTGACGATGTAACTATTAAAATGAGAGAATTAAGTTCTGAAATGGATACTTTAGGGGATCAATTAGAAGATAAGAAATCTGAACTAGATAGTTTAGTTGATACTGCTAGAGAGGAGTTGATTGAAAAATATGATGAAGAGATAAGAGAAAGGGTAATAGATGGTGGTTTATCTTATTTTACTGACGAATTTGGGTTGTCTAAAGAAGATGCAATACGATACTACTACGATTTTGATGAGTCAGGATTAGAGTCTTATTTGGCTGAAAATGAAGATAGAGGTGTCACATTAGCATCTTATGATGGTAATGAAAGTTATGAAAAATACAATGGGGAATATTATTATATATATAGAATAGATTAATTATGAGTATGATAGATAGAGAAAAATTAAAAAAACTATTTAATGAAATGAGGTTTGATAATAAGTCAACTGGATTATTTTCAGAAGAAGAACCTAAAGTAGTTAATGAGTTTGGTGAAAAAATGAAATCTTTTTTAAATAACAAAAAAGATGATATGATTAACTCATGGAAAAATTTTGTTAAGATAGCAAAAAGAGAAAAAAGTGAAACTGTTAAAGCGGTAAAGATTTTAGGTGACTTATTATCCAAAAAAGAGGTATCTGAAAAGGATATTGAGTTTTTAAAGGCACAATCTAAAGATATTGCAAAGATAGTGGCAGTTATGAGTATGGGTGCAGTGTCTATGGCGATTCCTATTGCACTTGAGAAGATATTAAACAAATATGGTATAAGTATTATGCCGTCTAGTAATGAGAAAGAAGATGAGGAAGATACAGAAAGATTAGATGAAAGAAAAAAGAAAAAATCTAATAAACTTTGTGCTAGAGGTGTAAGTTCTGCCAAATCTAAATACGATGTTTACCCTTCTGCTTACGCTAATGGACACGCAGTTCAAGTTTGTAAAGGTACAATTGCGGGGTTAGATGGTAAAAAAAGATGTAGTGGGAGTTATTGCTCTGGTAAAACTAATGAGTCTTGGTCACCTGAAATGTCACAAGATTTAGATTCATTTCACAATATAGAAATACATGAAGATTTGGCGGTTTGGTTTGGAACAAAGAAAAAAAATAAAGGGACTAAACAACCACAAGGACCTTGGGTTAATATATGTAGAAAAAAAGAAGGTGGTGGACATCCTGAATGTGGAAGAGGTGATTCCGACAAAGGTGGGTATCCAGTTTGTAGAGCAAAGAGTGTGGCGGCGAACATGAGTCAAGAGTCTAAAGATTCTGCATGTAGACGTAAGAGAGAAAGAGAAAAAACAGATGGTAAGTCAGGTAAAGGTCAAACACCTAGTCCTATTAAAGTTAAAGGGTATAAATCTAAAAAGAATGAGTCTTTAAACTACGATAGAATGTTAATAACGGAAAGTAAATCTATTATAAGTGAAGGTTTAAAATATCACATTGATAATCAAATACCTCTGACAGAAACAGTATATAGGTATGGTAGCGAATCCTTCTTCAACCTTATCAATGAGGTTAGGGTAGTATATCAAAAAGGTGGAGTCGATCTTTCTCATAATGATTTAGAAATTATTAAAACAGATATAGGTAAACAAGGAATATATGAAGGTAAATTAGTGTGGTTAGATATACCAAATGAGGAATATAATTTAAATGAGGCAGAATATAAAGGAAAAAAAGTAGAACTTAGTAAACCTAAAAGAGGTGGTTCTAAGAAATTTTATGTTTATGTTATGTGTAACGATAAAGTTAAGAAAGTTTCTTTTGGGGCTAAGTCAGGTGGAGGTAATCTTGCAGTTAAACTTAGAGACCCTAAGGCTAGAAAGGCATTTTCAGACAGACATAATTGTACTCAAAAAAATGATAAATGTAGTGCGGGTTATTGGAGTTGTAGATTACCAAGATACGCAAAACAATTAGGATTGTCAGGTGGAGGAACTTGGTGGTAAAAAAAAAGAATTATGAAAATTATTATTAGTGAGAGACAATTTAGAAGATTAATAAAAAATAAATCTTTAATATCTGAAAATTTTTTAGATAAGGCAAAACTTATACTATCTAGGGTAAGTAAAAATAAAACAGTCGGTAGTGAGAAACAGGCGACGCAAACGGCAGATGTAGACAATTTACCTAATTTAGAAAAATCTTTGGCAAAATTTGCTGAGGATATGAAATCAGCTAATTTAGGTAATTATAGAACACAACTACAAACTATAATAGAACCTTTGGGTTCATTATTTGGTAGATTAGAAGATTTAAATGCGGAAGATTGTAGGAAAGGTAGAAAACCTGGTACTTTAGCAGCAGAAAGAATGGAACCAGTAAAAAATCAAATATATGACTTATTCCAAAGAGTTTATACTGATATGAAAAATGAGTTAATTACTAACAATTTATTGACTAAAGAAGAATCAAATAATTTTACTATAGATGATGCGATTGAGATGATGTATAGAAGGTACAACCAACAAAAAGGGTTCTTAAAAAATATTGCAAAAACAATTTTAAAAGCTTTAGGTGGTGGGTTTATTAGTGCTCAGATGTTAACAATAATATCTGATGGTATACGAAAAAAATTCGGTGAAAAAACAGGTGGTTTGGCTAACTCCATAATGACTGACTTTATTGGTGGGTTAATGACTGTAATGTCAGATGATAGTTTAGGTGACTGCGTACCACAAACCGCTTCTAGTTCTCAAGAGGCATCAATAAAACAAGGTTTATAAAAAATAAAATATGAAAAAAGTAACATTGACAGAAAAGGATCTTTATAGAATAGTAAGAGAAACTTTAAATGAAGAATCTAAAGGTGAAAACTATATGTTTTTCAGTAACCTAACTCAAATGAGAAGACAATTAGATATTATGATTAAAGAATTTGATCCGAATAAAGTAAATGACATTTTAAACAATGGTCATGATTGGGCAGATGATCATGTAACTGAAGCAAAGGTTAATATTGATCAAGTATTTGATTTCTTTATGAATAAATTAGAAGGTGAAAAAAAGTCTTCAGATATGTTAGAAGAAAAGTGGTCACAAAAATATAAAAAGTCTATTGACTGTAATAACCCAAAAGGGTTTTCACAAAGGGCACATTGTCAAGGTCGTAAAAAGAGATAATATGGATTTTCCTTTTGATGAAAATATTGTAGATGGTTATCACGTTAGAAAATTTTCTGAAAGTGTGGGTAGTAGTGAATTAGTGTGGCACAGAGACAAGGAAGATAGAATTGTAGAGAGTGTGGGAGATACCGATTGGATGATCCAGATTGATAACGAACTACCTAAACCATTAACTGAAAGAACATTAATACCTAAAGGTGTATATCATAGAGTAATTAAAGGGAGTGGGGATTTAACAGTAAAAGTAAAAAAACTATAAATGAAGTTTATTAATATAATTAAAGAAAGTTCATACCAATCTAAATTAGATAATATTTTTTATCGAAAATGTTTAAACATGTTATCTAATTCGGAACCAGATTTAAAAGATTTTTTTTGGCAAAAAGTATATTGTGACGATTGTTTTTCAGACACATCAATCATTTACAGTAACCAATATAAAAGATTAGTAAATTTTTTTAAACATGAGTTATCTTTAGAAAATAAAGACACCAAAAACCTTGTATTTTTATATCTTATCAATATAGACGTTAACAACTTTTTAACTGATAGAATTTCAACAGGGGAAGGGTTCCGATTAACATTCATTTCTTGTACTAGTCCAAATATAGAAGAGGATTATCGTGAAGAGTCATACCAATGTGGAGAGTGTGATGGTGATGGAGATGTATCATGTGGTGAGTGTGATGGTGAAGGTAATTTAGAATGTGGTTATTGTGGTGGTTCTGGATCTGAAATAGAAACAGATGGGGAAGGTGAAGAACAAGAAATAGAATGTAGTGAATGTAGAGGTGCAGGAAATGAAACTTGTGGTGAGTGCGATGGTAGTGGTAAAGTATCTTGTGATTATTGTGATGGTGCTGGCGAACAACACACTAGAGATCATTATTACCAGATGGAAGAGATTAGTTATATGGTTATTGCTACGGATGTATTAGAATGGGTAAATAGTGACGTTGATGATTTTTTTGAAAGGAATAGTAAAAACATTTATATGACTCTTGATAAGGAGTATGTGGAAACTATTCAAGTAGATTACGAAGAGGAGTTTAATAATAAAGTAAATGAAATTATTGACGTATTCAACGGTAATGAAATAACTTTAGATGATATAGAAAAATATATAGGTTGAAATTAATAAAATTAATATCGGAAAATGTTGATCACGTTAATAAGATCGAATTAAAATTACTTAATTATTTACACAGTAATCTTGAGTCTAGAAATCCTGAAAGTATATATAAAGTTTTGGTTAATGATTTACATATAGATGATAGAGATTTAATAGGTAGAGTTATTAAGTTATATAAAAATAATATCATAGAGGATGATGAAACATATGATGAATTGATAGAATGGGAATTAACTTCTGAAGATAGATATAGTAGACAAGTTAGAGCGATATCAAAATTATGGGGAGTTGTACCAGAATTTTTTATTTTTAGAGGTGATGTTTACGATTTAAAAATTTATAAATTTATTGAGAATGGTGGGATATATGAAGTTGGTACATATGATGACCTAGTTCGTAGTATTAGAGAAAAAATGTATGATAACGAATTTAGTGGGTATAGGAAACCACTGATAGAAAAATATATTGTTTTAGATGAAGAATCTTTAAACTATAACATCAATGAGAAGATTCAGGAAGAGATAGGGTATAAATCGATTGATAATTTATTAGAATATATAGATGATGGTAAAACATTAGAAGAAATCGAAAACAATAGAGAAATGATATTAGATTTAGAAGGTGAATTAAAATTAGAAGAAAAAAAAATGAATTCACTACTTAAAAAAATAGAATCTTTAGAATCCGAAAGGGCGGTTATTAAACAAGAGATAGAAGGTGATGATGATGAAGATTATAATAGATTTGAAAAGTATTTAAATAAAATAGAAATTAAATTAAGTGAACTAAATCTAGATTATCATAACATATCACAATACATTTCTGATTTAGAATCTGATATTGATGATCTTAGAGATAGTGAAATTTCTGATGAGGACATAAAAAATATGTATCTTCATTATAGATTTGATGAATTAGAGGATGAGTATAAAGAAAACCCAATTGATTATGTTAATGAATCGGAAATGACAATAAGTGAAGCAATAGATGACGGACTCATACAATTTGATGAGATGGGTATGATAAAAGAGATGATTAGCAAAGCGTTAAATACTGAGCACTTAATGACAGTCGATATAGACAACCAAAGTTATTTTGTAGTAGATAATTTCCACCATATATTATAAAAGTATATTGACATTTAAATAAAAAATCCATATACTTAAAACTAAAAAATATGGATAAATCTATTAACCCGAACGAAAGAGTTGTACACCCATCCCACTACAATAAAGGAATAGAAATGTGGGACTATTCGCATTCACATAATTTAGATTTTTTTGAAGGTAATGTTGTTAAATATGTTACTAGATGGAGACACAAGAATGGTATTGAGGATCTTAAAAAGGCGAAACAATACTTAGATAAATTAATCGAATTAGAGAGTAGAAACAATCAATGAAAGTCATAGTTGCAGGTAGTAGGACATTTAATGACTACGAACTACTAAAACAAAAACTAGATTACTTTTTAAAAAATCAGAAAGAAATTTCTATCATATCTGGAAAAGCTAAAGGTGCAGATTCATTAGGTGAAGATTATGCCCACCAGAACCATCATAAATTAGAAGAATATCCCGCAATGTGGGATTTATACGGTAAAAGGGCGGGATATATGAGAAATGAAGAGATGGCTAAAGTGGCTGATGGTGCAATTATTTTTTGGGATGGGAAGAGTAAGGGGACAAAACATATGATAGATTTATGTAAAAAATTTAAACTAAAATTACGTATTGTTATATTTTAATATATTTATTTTCAAAATATATTATGAATTACACAATACAAGAGGTTTATGATATTATCTGTGATTTGGATAATATTCTTACATTAGTTTTTAAAGTAGAGGGAGATGGTGATGACTACTATAGGGAGTTAGTTGACAGTGATTACTATAACTGGTGTTATGAACACTATGTAACTGATGGCCAAGACTTTTTAGAATATGTGGACGATGAGGAATTTATACCTGACTATTTCGGGTATGATAAATGGAATATATATTACAGTAATGTAGATATGGTAACAGAATATATCTATATGAGTTATACAGATTTAAAATATTTACCTTCACCTAAAAAGGATAAATAATTTTTACTTCTTTAAAACTAAATTAACTTTTATAGTTACACCATTTTCTTCACCCCATTTCTCAAACTCAATTGAGTGAGGTTCTCTATCCTCCCACATCTCAATGGACTCAACTGTCGGGTATTTACTTAATAATGTTCTAATAGTATTTAATTTACTACCTAAAGTATCACCGTTACCTTTATAATGGTACTCGTCAAAGTAAATACCGTTTGAGGACAATAAACCTTCCACTTGATCGTGTTGTTGTGGTAACCTACCTGTTAACATAATGACTAATGTATTAGGATCCCCCATTTCTTTCTTATACGCTTTAACAGTTGGGGTTATAGTCCTAATGTTAAATACTTTAGTATCTAAAGATTCAGGTTTACTCCACCACCCAATATGAGGATATTTCATACCTGTAGTTTCTTCCCAAAATAACTTACCATTCTCTGGATGAGGTGTCTCCATAAGTGTACCATCAAAATCGAATATCGATATTTTATTTATTATATCTTTATTCTCTTTCAGTAACTTAATCTTATTGTATTTAACACTTTCATTTAAATCTAATACACTACCTTGTGACCAATCACTTAAATCTTCTATCGGAACTAAATGTGATTTACCTTCATATGTAAATTTAATCTTATCTTCCCCAAAATCTACATCGTTCATATAAAAATGTATTTTATCATCCTTACTTTTATACCAATCACCCTTATTTGTTGAGTTTATTAAAACAAAACCTAAATCTTTAATAAATTTATAAAAACCCTCTCTTTTTTCTATTAATTCATTAATATCTATTCCACCATCTTCTATAATTGAATCTATGGATCGTCTTAATGTTCTGTTAAATTCAGTTATTACCTCATCAACCCCATCATTATCTACCCAAGAATCGTAATAACCATTTTCTAGATCAATGTCTGGTTGTATTTCAGCGTCTTTTAATTCAGATAAATTTACTAAACCATTTTCATTAATTATTTCGATTAAATCATCATATGGTATTTCGATACAATTATTACTTGTACTACAACTGGATTTGTTAACGTCATATTTTATTTCATTCGAGTAAGTTTCTCTTGTTGATTTATTTCTAGTATTTGTAACCACATATCCTAGTTCAGTTACATAATCACTAACTATCGATTCATATACATCTGATGGTAAAATACTTTCTAAAAAATTAGATATAGTTTTTTCCGATATCTCTCCATTATCTTTACCTGGCCAAGTATTTTTACCTACGATTAACGCTAATTCTTCAAAAAGTTCTATAGTTTCATCATTACTATAAGCGTAATCAAACTCTGAATCATCCATTTCATCAGAATCACTACCATAATCACTATACGCTTTATCATAGATATAGAAACTTTGTTCATGTAATCCTGAAAAATGTTCTTTCCAATCATCATAATCTAATTCTAATGTGATATGATCACTATCCCATACAATACAAGGTAAAGTACTTCTCCACCCACCACAACGAATATTAATCCAATCACCATAAATTCTCTCTAATTTCTCAAGTTCATCTTCATATAACATATCTATATAGGATTCTCTATCAGAATTTCTATTAAATGAACTCATTTTTCTTATAAAAGATACTAAACTATTATCATCATCGTAGTCTACCTCACTATAATCTACATCTCCTTTGGTAAAGTACCAAACACTATATAAGTGTGCCGCCTCTTTAGAATCTAAACCTAAATCATCTCTTAACACTTTAAGTGCTGACGTTTTATCAAACACATCGTCTAAATGTTCATCTAAATATTTAAGAAATCTTATTTCTGCTCTGTTTAATTTTCTCATATAAATAATAATATACAATAAATATTAAAAAAAAAGATTAAAATGTTTGGTAGTTTGAAAAAAAAGACTTAAATTTACAATAACTAAAAAATAATAACTATGAAAGTATTAGAGAAAGTAACTAAAATCAAAGAACTGAAAAGTGAACTTAATTCCCTTAAAAAGGAAATGGGTACAGATATGTTCGATTATGTAATGTCAGAATTTCGAAAAAGAGGGTTTGTAGAGAGTCCTAAAGGTGAAGATTGTAAAAGAGGTTTGTATTCACCTGAAACTGGTATTCATGTTAGTATTGGTAACATTAGTATAAATTCTGTTACTATAGGTGTGATTGATATGGTAGATGACGGAATGAATTGGGGGACTGCGTATAAATATATGGGTGGACCTGTTAGTTTTGTCTATATTAAAGAGTCGTTTGATAAGTTTTATCAAAAAACTTACACTAATCGTGTAAATAAATTAAAAGAAATTTTGGCAGTTTAATAAATTATACTTAACTTTATAACAAATAAAAAATAAAAACTATGGAATATTTAAATTTAAATCAAATTGGTTCAGTTTGTCCATCGGCTCTTACACAAGCCCCATCAAACCATTTGTCGAATGTTTATCGATTCATCCCAACTACGGAAGTGATCGAAATTTTAAGTGAACAAGGTTGGTTACCTACAAAGGCGATGCAATCATCAACTAGAAAGGGGTACGAAGCTAAAAGCCCATTTAAAAAACATATGTTACGTTTTCGTAATGAAAACAACATTAATTTATCTAGAGAGATTGGTGATACCCATCCAGAAATTTTATTAACCAATTCACACGATGGTTCATCTTCATTTAAGTTTCATGTGGGACTATTCAGATTAGTTTGTTCTAATGGTTTGGTTATCGCAGATAAAACTTTTGATGAGTTCAGAGTGATGCATAAAGGGTTTCAAAAAGAGGATATTCTTAAAGTTATTAATATGACAACAGAGAAAATTCCATTGGTTGTTGGTAGAGTTCAGGATATGATGTCCAAAGATTTATCAATGGCTCAACAATATGATTTCGCCAAAATGGTTGCAGATGAAAGATGGGGTTCTGATAAATTAATTGATTTGAATCAGATGTTACACATCAGAAGAGATGAAGATTCTGGTAACGATTTGTGGAGTGTATTCAATAGAGTACAGGAAAATATGTTACAGGGCGGTACATTGATTGTTACACCAAGAGACAACGGTAAAGTTAGAAGATCTAGAAGTCGCTCAATTAGATCAATCGAACAAAATTTAGATGTAAACAAAATGTTGTGGAGTCTTTCTGAGAGTTTGTTGTAAATCAATAGGTTCGGTATGAATGGGGGTTTAGTCCCCCATTTTTTTTGCCTATATATAATACTTTTTACTTAGATGTCATATTTATTAAATAAACAATTTATGATGGTTGAAGTTACTATTGCATTTATAACTGGGGTGATAAGTCCTATTACTCTTTTATTAATTAAAAACTGGTTAGATAAAAGAAAAGATAAAAAAGATCCAATTACAGAAACACTTTTATTAGGTGAGCAAGTTACACATAAAATAGATGAAATAAGAGAAGGTGTTAAAGCAGATAGGGTATGGGTAACCCAATTCCACAATGGAGGACATTTTTACCCAACTGGTAAATCTATTGCCAAATTCTCTATTATATATGAAAGTGTATCATTAAATGTTAATTCAATACAACACAGTTTACAGAATGTACCTGTAAATATATTTTCTAGGGCATTAAATAGATTAGTAAGTAATGAAACAATAGAGATTCCGAATTTTAAAGATGTAACAGTTGCCACTTTTGGTTTAAAAGATATTGCAGATGCTAACGGATGTAAATCTGGTTATTTATTCGCAATAAAAACTATTGACGATAGGTTTATTGGTGTGTTAGGAATTGATTACACTAAAAAAATTACTACGTTAGACAATGATGTCATCAATAACATTATGATACAAGTATCTTCTCTTGGTGGTGTTTTGATGAATCATCTGAAGGGGTAAACCATAAAGGAATTTCTCTACCAGTCCATTTAGCAAAATCTTTCTTATATATAATATAGTATTTTCTGTAAGATTCTACTACCTCACCATTTATTTTACATTCGTCATTCATTGCCAATGGAAAAGGTGTGATATCACCAATCTCTTTAATATTAGGGATATTTAACATACACCACTCGATCACATCCTGTGATTTATGTCTCTTACCATATCTATATGTATATTCTTTACATAGTTCGATACCTAAATCACATAACCATACATAATTCTCAACACAACCCCTTACCCAAATAGAACATGGGTGATTCCTATGAGATAACTTATATGGTACTTCTATGTCACTTACACTGTTTGTCATATGGTGTACACCGCAGAGTAACTGTGCAGTCTCTAAAATCATTTTAACAACATGTTTATCACAATGCATTTGTGCACATTTTTTTGTGTCGTAATCTAAAACAAAAATATTCATAAATTTTTTATTCGAAGTTAATAAAAAAAACAATATAAAAAAAATATATGTTGATTTTATTAAATAAATTTTTTATACTTACTTATGGAAAATGAATATCTAATTAATGCCTTAAAAAAACATTTAGGTAAAGAACATACTTTAGATGAGGAATACTTAACTACTTTACGTAAAAAAATAAATGATATTAAGGATCAAAGAGTCAATATTGATCACATTTTTGATCAATTAAAAGTTAGCATTATAAAGAGTAGTTCCCACTTATTAATAGAAAAAGTACATAGAGGGGATAAAGAAGGTCCATTAATTATATTAAATAATACTAGAGATAGAACTGTATTTTATGATTTTGTGGAGTTAATGAATAATCTACTAGTGTCATATGAAAGTTATTATCAGAATTATGAAATGAATAGTTCGGAACTTTTAGAGTGTAAAGAAAGGTTGGGACTGAATGATCATAAATTACATAAATTAATTAATGAAATAAATTTGGATAATTAGAAAATTATTTTTATATTTGTCTAAAACCTTTTGATATGGATGTTCTTAATCTTAAAAATATGGATAAATTTTTGGATAATAATTTTATCCCTTTGTTTGACAATAATGGGTTACCTTCAAAAATAAAAATGTCTTTGACAGAAGAAACATTTGATATTACTACACAGTTTGGTAGAAATATATTAATCAGGTTAATAAATCGTGATCTTTCTAATTTAGGGATACACCAATCTTACTGTATAACAATTTCAAACTTATATGTGACAAAATTATATGAGGAGTATAAAAAATTAGTTTTGGCATTATGAAAGATTTTTATGTTAGTAATGGGGACGATCAAAAAATTTTTCTTCAAGATAATAAATGGTTAATATGTTCATTAATTGTAGAGGGTGTTAAAAAATCAATAGAGGAGAATTTAGAGTCTTTAATTATTTTTAGAGTAATTAACCCTTTAGAGAATACTATGTTAACAACAGAACTAAAAAAGAGTGACTGGACGAATAGTTTAAATAAATGTCTATCTTATTACGAATCTATAGAAGAATATGAAATGTGTGATAAGATAATAACATTATTAAAAATAATTGAAGATGGAACTTCTTAAACAAATAGAGGCAAAACAGAAATGTGTTTCGGTGATACAGAGTTGTGTGAAAGAGTGCCATTTTGAATCCGCCAAAAATTATGTGAATCTTTATTATATAAAATTTGAGGATTTTTTAGGTTACAATGAATTAATAAGAATGATAAACAAAAAGTATGAGTAAAGAAAAAACAATTAGAGTGTGTACGGGTATCGGAATGAATATGTTCTTTCCTGATTATGTAGAAATCAAAATTCCAGCAAGTAATGGAGTTTTTGAAGAAATGAGAATGATATTTCCAGCAAACGTTGAAGGAAGTGAAGAATTCAATGGTACAAATAAAAAAGTAAAACGTAAAAAAACTAAAACAGATGAGTAAAATATTATTTTGGGGGTTAAAAATAATTTCTGTTATATTTTTAATTATACCTATAATATTATGTTTACCTGGTGTAATATTTCATGTCTTATCGGAAGAGTGGGGCGAATATATATCAGAAAATAACAATGAAAAAATGATTGAATAAAATGAAAAGTCAGGATAAATTAAAAGTGGAAAAATCTTTAACATATGACGATGTATTATTAGTTCCTAAGTACTCAGACATTAGTAGTAGATCACATATTAGATTAGAAACTAAAGTTAGTAGAAGATATGGTTTATTAAC